AGGATTTGTGCGTCTGTAAGTACAGAGCTTCCGTCACTTACAAATATCCCCACAGTTTGCACCGGTCGTATTGCTGTCCCGGTGGTTGCTCCTGTCAATGAAATACCGTTGGCTCCCACTTTTGAACCAGCTGGCAGTGTTGCTCCTGTTGCCGCTATAGATAATGCACCTGATCCATCTGAACTTATAGTTGCTCCGCCTAAGTCAATGGTTTCCGCGGCCAGGTATGCAGTCTGCCATCTTCGAGTTGGACTACCTAGTTGGTATACACTATTTTGACTTGGTATCAAGTTACCTGCTATTTCAATCCCTGGTGATGAGTCCTCTGTTGACAGTGTTGTGCCGGTAATACGTATTCCTTCTATGACAACGTTTCCTGTGCCTGATGTGGTCAATGTAAGATCTGCGTTGCTGGGTGCTATCAGTGTTGATCCTATCGCACTGAGGTCTCCCAGGCTTGACGCTCCACCTCCACCTACTTCTGTACCTCCTGCTGTGACACCATCACCGATCCTCAGGCTACCCGTGTCGACATCTACTGCTAGATATCCGTCTTCGATTACGTGTGTGGATAGTGTGTAGTCCTTGTAAGATCCTACTAGTTTCCTGAATGCCATGTGGCTTTCTCCCTATTACTTGCCAGATAGTGTAATGCCACGCATGACATTTGAAACAGATCTATTTTCTTGTTTGATCGTACTTTTCTTCATGGAGGCTGGTACACCTGGTTGTTGATTTGTTGAAAGTTCTGGTTGTGTAACTAGCGGTGGTTCTTCTTTAACCACTGGGCCTTTGTCTTCTTGATCCTTTGTTACATTTGCTATGGTTTCTGAATCTTTGCCTTGTTCGGCTTTTTTCATTTCAATTTCTTGTTGTAATGGATAAATTACCGGGGCATCGTTGGCATCATCTGATGCTACTTTGCCAGGATTATCTTCTGGTCCTGTACTCTGTGAATTTTGTGTGTCTGTTGAAATTTGTGCACCTTTGGCTCCGATTAGTTGATTCAATAGTGCTTCATCTTCCTTGTCAGGTGATGCCTTGATTGTAATTTCTATATCTTTGAATCTCATCTGATATCCTATGATGTTGCAACAGCACCGTCATCGGCAACGTAGTGCCAAGCTGATGCTTTATAGTAAACTAATTTGTTTTTACTTGCACCTGCACCGTCTGTGGTCAAGAAAGCCACATATCCTGCCGCTGGACTGCCTGGTAGACTTGCAAAAGCAACAGGAGTAAAGTATAGTCCGTTCTTGAGAGTAACTACATCTGTGCCTGTATCTAGTGTATAATGTCCTGATGTTCGTAGTATTTTTACCATATGCTAGTATTTATGTTGTGATTGGCAGAGCATGTAACTCTCAAAGTAAGCAAGTGTAGTGGGCAGGTTCGGATGGGCGATGTATGTCTACACCGCCCTTTGTTATGTACTAACCTTTTTTGTAGATAGAGTATAAGACATATATTGCTACAAGTCCTACAAGTCCATCAGCTGAAAAAGATTTCACAATGGCCGACACGTTACCGATTACATTCATACTTCCTAGGAAAGGTATTGCCTGTCCTTTGAAAAGAATCTCCATAACGATTGCCAGGGCGATCAAACCTACACCAACCTCTGTCAGAGCTTTGGCACCGGTTTTTATTTTGTTAAAGATTTCCATAATTGAACTCCTTTGTGATATTATTTAGATAACATTTACAATCACAAAAACATCATATTTGGTTCTGTGCTGTTATGAAGGTAAAAATAATTCTATAAAGGCTTACAGAACTCTTAATATAGGAGATAATAAAAATTATTATAGGTGCGATACCACCGTCACAAAAAAAGGCGACATAAAGCCGCCTTTTTCTGAAAATAAAATAAGCCTGGGCTTACTTGAATTTTAAGTTTGCTTCTGTTACCGCTACTAAACCTACGTAGTCAGCCGCGTTACCAAGAGATGATGCAGTGTTAGTTAACTCTACATAACCGTATCTTGTTAAGAAGCCTACTACTGGTTCGAAAGTAGCTGGATCTAGAACAACACCACTTGACATTAATGGAATGTAAGGGCAATAAAACGCTGGAGCGTCTGCTTCACTTGCACCTTTGTATCCTACTAATATTGATGTACCGTCAGACGCATAAGCGTCAACGTATACTCTCATCGCCGCGTTTAAAGTACCAACGAATTTCGTGTTTGTTGGAGACTCAAACGTACCTTCAGTTGATCTTGCGAACGCTGAAGTTGTAGCTGATTGAAGAATAGTTAAAGCTGTTGGAGATACTACTGCGTAGTTTCCAGCGCCTCTTCTTGTTCTAGTTGCTATTTGGTTTGCAACTCTGTTGATTAGCACTGCTAACGCGGCATGTTCGTCACCTACGAAAGTTGCAGTACCTGACACAGCTGATTGGTCAAAAGTCTCACTAGCTGTTCCAGCCAATGTTCTTAAAGAACCAATGATTTCTTGGTCGATCTCTGCAGTTATCTCTTGAGCTAATGCCGCCATGATTTCTGCTTCTACATCGATACCTTGTTGTGCTTGTGCATCTTGAGCCGCTTCAAAAGTCCATCTTGCAGATAGTTTTCTTGATTTAGCTTCAACAGGTTGTTTCAAGATTTGGATTGATAATCTTTTACCAGCAGTTCCTTCTAAAGAAGCAGTTGAAGCCCCTTTTGGAGTTGTGTTGTTCTGGTTACCAGAGTATGCTTTCGCAATCTTGAATGGAGATAATGCTTCTTCACCAGCAGTTGTGTTAGCCGCTACTGTGTCTGCATATCTAATTCTTAGTGTGTGGATTTGTCCTACAGGACCAGTCATTGGTTGTACACCTACGATCTCGTTCGCGATCACAGTTGGCATAACCCTTCTGATTACTGGTAGAATAACCCTGTTTAACGTAGCAACGTTACCAGCAGATGTCGCACCTGCAGTGGCTTGCTCTGACAAATATCTCTTAGTGTTTTCTAAGATTACATCCATCGTTTTTTTCTTGTTGCCTGCTAAACCTTCGGTCAATGCGGCTTTTGTTTCACCCCATTTTGATTCAAATAATTCACTCATTTGTTTCGTTTCCTTCTAGTTGGTTTATATACCCGCTAATTTACGGATACTGTTTAAGTCAGCATCGTCCCTAGTCTGTCTAACATCCTCTTTATTGCCTGATGACTCAGAAATAATTTTCTTTGCCTGTGCAATCGGTTTGTCATCCATAACTGCTGGAAGATACTTGTCGTAAGCAGATTTAAGTTTCACTGTTTGAACTGATTCTAACAGTTGAGACATTACGTCTGCTTTGTCCTTGCTTAGAGGTCTAAGCAAGTCGCCCATCGTTTCCTTACGTTCCATCAAGTCTTTACTTCTTGCAATCTCTTGCTCTTTTGACTCAATCACCGCTTTTTTATCTTCGATGGCCTTCTCTGCGTCTGCTAGTTTTAGAGTTGTTTCATCAACAACTTTCATCAACTTAGAAGTCTCAGATTTCTCATTTAAGTAAGAAGCCTGATATTCTGATGCAAATGCTTCGAATATTTTCTTACCAAAGCTGATCTCTCTAGCATTTCCGATGTCTTCTTTCAATTGAGTAATTTCTTGTCCCAATTTTTTAGAAACGGCATCTTCTACTACTTTAGCAGATCTCTTAATGAAAGTTTCTTTTAATTTAGCTAATTGTACCTTAGCTTCTTTCACTAATTTTACTTTAGTTTCTACCACACCTTTTTTGTCTTCATGGAATTCCTTGATTTCATTAGCAAGTGCGTTTACAACGAACTCCTCTAATTTTGCAAAGTTTTCATGAACACCTTTTCTGTCAGTGTGTAGTTCTTTTAACTCGTTAGTAAGTTTGCCTAAAACAAACTCTTCTAATTTGCCTGAATGTTTACCTACTGATTCTTTGTAAGCAATTTTTTCTTGTGCAAGTGATTTTCTGTCTTCAACGAATTTGCTGATTTCTTCAGATAACTTCTCAGTCATCATCTTATCAATAGCTTCGACCATGTTTCCTTTATCATGCTCGTATCTTTTAGCAAACTCTTCTCTGAGTTCAGAAGTAACTTGATCTCTGTTTTCTTTAACTTGTTGGTTCCAAGCTCCTTCGATAGAAACTTTAGTTTCTTCTCCGATAACTCCAGACTCAACTAGTTTTGATATTGCGTCGATCATTATTTTAGTCCTTTTATTACGTTGGTTAGTGCATCTGTAAGATACTTTTGTGCCTTTTTGTCATTTCTAACTTCTGACGCCATGCCCATTGCTCTATTTCCGCCTCTTGTATTCATCAAGTGTTCGTAAATTGGAGTTGGGTAAGCACCCGGTGCCGAAGGTTGGGCCACAACATCTACAGTGATGATTTCAAAGTCTGAAACTTCGCCGCCGCCGTATTCGGACATGTTTCCAGATCCTCTTGAGCTAACGCCTAATTTCACACCTGACTCCAACATTGTGCTGACAAGTTGACCCATTGGTGTCGGCAAAATTTTCATCTTGCCATATCCATTTGGACCGTCCATCCACATTTCTGTAATCATGTGGGACACTCGGTCCAAATTAATTTTTAAATCGTCTGGATGATCTACTTCACCTAGTACTGAATAACCTGACGAGATCTGATCGTTAAGTGTTTTCACTGCATTTTGTATTTCGTTTACAGGATAAACTCTTTGGTTGGCATTTTTAATGCCTCCCTGGATACAGATACCTTTCATGTACAAATCCTTGCCGTCTTTTCCTTCATGTAAGGTCTGCATTCTAGCCTGATCGTAGGTTAAATGTTCTCTAAGGTATAGTTGTGACATCCGACTCTCCTAAAAATGTAATTACTTTCCAGTAATTGCTGATTTTGCAGATTTGTCTGAACCATCAGCAGTGTTAGCTTTCTCTGTCTTCTTGAAAGAAGTAGATTTTGCTTTGCCGCCTGTGTTCTCAAAGTCACCTGCCATTTTTTCTGCTGTTGGTGCTGGTCTACCAGTCGTTTCACCTGTACTCTGTATTCCAGAAGCTCCAGTTTTTACTTTTGCTCCGCCTACAGTTGGTGTTGCACCTTTAGCTGATTTGTCTGAATGATCCGCACTGTCAACTTTTACAGGAAGTTTATATTCCTTCATGTCTTTTTTCATGTCTTTTTTGTCGTCATGTTTAGTTGCCATCATTGGTTTTTTCGCTTCCATTGATAGATCAGCATTTGGATCAAGTTCTGTTTCTAAAGACTCATCTTCTTTATGGTCGTCCATGTCATGTTCGCCATCGCCGTCTTTGTCTACTGAACCCATCATTTTTTCGAATTCTGCTTTTAAGTCGTCCAAAGCATCTTCTAAATCAGAGACTCTCTCGTCAGTGTCACCGTCTTCAGCATCAGCATCCATGTCTTTTTCCATGTCGTCTGCGGCTGTTTCTGCGTCACCTACTTCGTCTGCAGTGATATCTTTGACTAACTCGTCAGTTGGATCTCCGCCTACTTCTTCGATTGACTCTTCTTCTTTAACTTCTGCTTCGTCAGTTTTTTCGTCTTCGATTTCTACTGTTTCGTCAACGCTTTCATCTGCTTTTTCTTCTGCTTCGTCTTTTTTCTCAGTTTCTTCTACTTTAGACTCTTCTTTGGTCTCAGTAGTTGTTTCGTCTGCTAATCCTTCGTAGATGTCTCTAGACTTTTCTACAACGATTTCATGGAATAAAGCTTCTGCTTTTTCCGTTTCTTCGTTTATTAGCAATTCTAATAATTGTTCAAATTTATTTGACATTGCACGTGCTCCTTTGTTGATTGCAAGGTTTGAATTATACTTATAAGTGTCTGTATTTACTGTAAAGGGTAAAAAAAGGTGTTAAAAGGTGGTTTAATATGGCGTTTTTTGCGTTTTTTGCTATATGTCTATTTTTTATTGATTCTTTGGCTTGGATCTACTTTCAGTAAGGACTTGTTTTTGTTCATTTCTTTTCT